CCGGGAGAGCCGCGAGCGTCTGGCCGCCGTCAGGCTGGCGGAGGACATCGCAAAGAACCCGGCGGGCATGCCGGTGATCGAAAGCGTCTTGGAGCCCGGCATGATCCAGCGGCTCGAAGCAAACGAAGCGCCACTAACCGGGGAGGGGGAAGTGCCACAGGTGCAGGAGGGTCTTGGACCGCTGCTGCCGCCTGAACAGGAGCAGTAGGGAATGGACGATTACACTCTCTTCAGCCGCCGCCGTCTTGTCCCATATGGCCAGTCTTACGCTCCTGAAAGCGGTGGTCGCTTTGAGCAAGGTGCGATGCGCATTCGCCAGATGCAGCGTGCGCAGGAGCAGGCGGTGCGCCGAGCGGCAGAGATTGCCGCAGAGGCTCGTCCACTGACAGTTAGGCCCTCGTATGAACCGGTCGTGGACGAAGAGTACGGGCCAAAAGTAAAAAGCACTCTGCGGGCTGAAAATCTTTACAAACCAGTTCCCAAAATGGGAAATGCTCAAGCCGCTCTCATACCGCCGCTTAAACCAGACGTGCGTGAAATATCAACGGATCTGCCGCTGCGGTTGGGCGGCGGCCCTGCCGATCCAGTCACGCCGCTGTTTATGTCTGGCAACATATGGCGTGATCCGGCCCGGCCAACATTTGCGTCGTCTCCAGAGCTGCCATTATTCGGATACATGGCTAATCGATATGCTGAGCCATCGGAGAATGGTCCGCAGAGCGCCGTAGACCGCGCCATTGTCACTGCTAAAGGCATTCCGCAGCAGGTCTACAAGGCCGTCACGAGCCCCGCAGCGACCGCCAAGGCCGTCGCCAACGCCGTCCTGAGCGGAGAGGCCGCGCAGTCTACCGGCGAGCCGGTCGTCCAGAACGGCGTCATCAACTGGGGAGACCCGGACAACCCGGCTGACTTCTTCCGCGCCGATCAGGCGCTGCAGGAGCTGCATCCCTACGTTGAGCCCGAGACGCCGCCAGAGCCTGCGGACGAGGGTTACTCCAATGGCGGCATCGTCAGCGGCCTGCTGAACGAGGTTGCAGACTTCGTGAACCCCGGCTTTGCTGGTGGCGGAGAGGTTGAGGGCGAGTATGATTACGTCGAGCCGGAGCTGGTCTACGACGACGAGTATGATTACGTCGAGCCGGAGATGATCGAGGATCTCGACGGCTTTGCGGAGGGCGGCCCTGTCCTGCTGCAGGACGAATACCCGACAAAGTACATGCCGGAGGTTGGCCGTCAGGTCATGGCCGGCGGCGGCCCTGCCGAAGACATGTTCGACTTTGACATGACGCCTGAGCAGGCCCGTCAGCGGGCTGTGGCCAACATCCAGCCGCGCGAAGGTGAAGAGGTCAGGGCTGACGGCGAGGGCTGGCAGAGGGCGCTGCAGAACTATAGGAACTTCCCGGTGCGTCCGGGCGAGGCGACTGTTCGTCCAAGAGATGATTGGAGGGCAAAAGCCGCGGCGGTCATTGCGGGCGAAGGCGGCCCGTCTTACGGATCAGAGCTTCGTAGGCGTGCCGGTGAAGCTCTATTCGGCCCGACGTATGGTGTTGGCCTTACAGACGTTCTCGCTCTTCCTACAGTGATTGACGCTGCACAAGCATATCGCAAGGGTAATACAGGGGAGGCCGCTATTAACGCCGCGACCCTTGGCATTCCTTTTGCCGCGGCTGCTCGCAAACCAATTGGCGCGGCCCTTCGCACAGCACGCGACGTGCTTGCGTCACCTGCAGGTAAGGCCGCCGCCGCTGGCGCAACGGGCGCAGCAGTGATGTCTCCCGATGATGCTGAAGCGGCAAATATATTAAAAGCATTAAAAGCTATTCGCGCATATCACGGCAGCCCTCACAAATTTGATAAGTTTGACATCTCCAAGATCGGAACAGGAGAGGGGGCGCAGAAGTATGGGCATGGTCTGTATTTTGCTGAGAACGAAGGGGTTGCAAAAGACTATCGAAAAAATTTGTCTAGCGGTACATATGTAACTCAAGCGGGAGATATATTTGATCCATACAAAAGTCTTGAACACCTTAACGTGCGTGTTGCAGCATATAAAGGAATAGATAACGCTATTGAACGAGCCAAAGGTCTTTTGGAGACGACCCCCGAAATAGCAAGTGTGATTAAACGAGATTTAGATAAATTGTACGCTCTAAAAGCTAAAAATACTGTGCCTAACGAAGGCCATATGTACGAAGTCAACATTCACGCGGACCCCGCGAAGTTCCTTGAATGGGAAGTTCCTTTTAGTAATCAAAGTGAAACTGTTAAAAATGTTTTAAGAGAAATGGGTGTCGGTAATAAATGGAACGACTCGGGAGTACGCGGGTCCGAAGCCTACAAAATTATTTCTGGTAAATTAGCGCCTAGTGGTCAAATTAGTACACGCAATGACCCTTTAGCAAGTGACTCTCTACTTAAATCAGGTATTCCCGGCATTAAGTATTTGGACGCCGGTTCTCGCCCTGCTGGAGAAGGCTCTAGCAACTACGTTGTCTTCGACCCGAGCATTGTCGAAATTCTACGCCGGTACGCCCACGGCGGACCTGTAGAGGAACGTAAGGGCTACGCGGGGGGACAAGCGGTTACAAAAGCGGTGAAGGGGGTTTTCAAAGGTCTTTTTCCATCAGAAATAGGCGAGAGATACCCAGTCATTGTTCCTCCCGAACTAAAAGTGGATCCCAAAAAGGGAAAAGAATTTTTATCAAAAGTTCTTAGCCCCGAAGCAGAACTTGTTCAAAAAGCGAGAATTGCTGCTCAGAAAGATATTTCTTCTGGAAACTATTCTCCTTTTTTCCAGCCAGAGAAAAGATTTGATGTAGATCCATCAAATTACCCTGCTTACTCGTCTACGATTGACATTATTGCCAAGAAACCGGAGACGGTAGCAAAGTTTGAAGCATTGGCTGGTTCCCCTGAAGCCAGAGAAAGACTGGTTTCGGCTTATCGGAGAGGCATGGAAAATAAAGAACTTGCTGAAAACTGGTATTTTATGGGTCAATTAGAGAAAGCATTTACTGATACATACGGACCAAAAGTAGGTCGGGAGATGTTTAAGGAGCGTTTTGCTGATGCCATGGCGGCAACGACCGGCGGCGCTGATCCTACATCTAATCTCATGATGGCCCATTACGGAAATTATTTGAAGAATGCGGGGTCGTCTGCGATGCCCCCGTCTTACGAGATGCCGTTTCCTATTGGTGGCCGTTATGTCACCGGTAATATGGATCAATTTAGAAAAATGATAATGGGCGGGGCGGGGATCACAAAGGATAATCCAAAGAGATATAACTTCTCTAACAACTTTACAGGATCCACTGGTCCGACCATTGATGAACAGATGTCGGGTCTATTCAGGCCGGGCTTGGGCATGCCTGAGGCTGGCAGATATGGCCATTACGAAGAAGTTCTTACTGATCTTGCTAAAAAAGAGGGTGCCCCTTCGCCTCGATATTTCCAAGAGGTTGCATGGGCTGGTGGAAAGGATGCTAAGACGCCGGGAGGCTTCAAGGGCAATCCAATGATAAACATTTTAAATGAGGCTATTGAGAGAACTCGTAGAATAACCGGCAAAGACCCGGCTGAAATTGTAGAGCGGGGTCTCGTCAAGTCAGAAATACCGTTGTACGCCCGCGGCGGAGAGGTAGAAGAGCGCGACGGTTATGCGGGCGGGAGCGCAGTCGTATCGAAGGCGTTGCGTGCGATACGCGAGCTGATGGAAGGCGCAAAAAACATTCCTGAAAAAGAGCGTATGATGGTCGTACACAAGACGCGACCAAGTTCTCTGGAGCTATATGAAAAGCTCGGTGGCATGCCGGCTCCCAGCACCGCTGTTATCAAGCCGAGCGAGCCTCTTATGGGTTTTGGCGATATAACTTTGGTTGGTGATCCAGAAAAGTTAGCTATACCCGGCGCTCGTAACCCGATCTTTGCATCGGATGCCTACACGCCTCGTATGCCAGAAATCTATTTCAGAGGCGATAAACCGCAAATGGAACTCTACAATAAGTACGGAGAACCATCCAGTCGCAGAGCAACGGCACAAAGCGTTCTTCGCCAAATGAAATCCTCTGGTATAAGGGGTGGCGAAAATTTTGGCGGTTCGGAGGGAAGCATACGCTCTCAGATCACGCCGGAGTTCAGGAATGTTAATGAGCTTGCGGCGGCCCGTTCGCGACTTAGTAATGACGAATATGAAGAAGCCGCGTCCAGATCGAAGTATAAGGACATCTATAGTCGCATGCGTGCGGCTTCTTTGTGGAAGGAGTCGGATCCGGGCAAGGATTTAGAGACTGTCGCTAGTATCGCACGACGTTACGGAGGATTGGATCCACGTTCTATTATGGGCGAGCTTGGACGTAATTACACGATTGACAAAGATCTTGCATCGGGCGTTGCAAACTACCTGAAGGGGTTGCGCGATATGCCCGCCCCGTATTTCGAGGGGAAACCGCAGCGGGTTGTGCCTCTATCGGATTTTTCAGGTGCTCTGATCCCCGAGGGGAGAGACGGGAGAGGTGCTGCTGACATACTTAATCGGCAGGGGGTTAAAAACATCGAGTTTTATTCGCCAAAGCAGGATATTGGGGACGGCTCGGTTAAAGATCAATTGTACGACACGCTGATTGAACGCTTCCCTAACCAACAGTTCGCCGATGGCGGACCGGTAGAGGAATAGACTTCAGAAATTGGTTCCCCGCTGCCGGAGCCAAGCAAGGATTAGGCAGCGACCGGGGACGCCCGGCAACACTCCGAGGAGAAACACGCGATGTATGATATTGCAAAGAAGGCCCGAGAGGCCCTCAAGTCCAAAGCCCGGCGCATGGCCGGTGGCGGCGACGAAAACCCCGGCAGCCAGAACTGGTCGCCAGCCAGCCCGCTGAACGCTGGCGTGAAGACCGGCATGCGACCCCTGTCGAAGGATCCGGCTGTCAAGAAGTCCGGCCTGAAGGCTAAGGGCGCGGAAGGCGTCAAGCACGCTGGCCGCAAGGCCCGCAAGGCTGGTGGCCGCCTCGTCAACGAGGAAAAGAAGGAAGCCAAGGACTTCGCCGTCGCTACTGCCAACAGTAACAAAAAGGAAGCCAACGAGAGCCGCGAAGGCATCAAGCACGTTGGCGGCATGAAGAAGGGTGGCCGCACGGCGAAGCAGGTCGGCGGATCCAGTGCCATGGAGCGCGTGAAGGAGAAGGTCGGCCTCGGCCCGAAGTCTGAGCGCGACCCGCAGGGCGCTGGCATCAATTACAGCGCCAAAGACCGCGCCGCCATGGACGCCGCTGCCGCGGCTGCCGCCGCCCCGAAGGCAAAGGTGACTCGCAGCGAGAGCGTTACGCCGTCGCAGTCGACCACTGTCGGCCCTGACGTGCTGAACGAGACGACGTCTCGCGAGTATCGGCAGGAGCTGGAGAGCGCCCAGACCGGCATGAAGAAGGGTGGACGCAGTAAGAAGCAGATGGGCGGCCAGATGGGCGACCCACGCTTCAACATCGTCAGCCCCACGATGCTCAAGTTTGGCGCTGGCGCTCAGGGCGACCCAACCTCGTACAAGAAGGGCGGCAAGGCCGAGAAGTTTGAAGGCTCCAAGAAGGACGAGGCGCAGGACAAGAAGCTCGCCAAAAAGCACAAGATGTCGATGAAGGATTGGGAAGCATCCGACATGGACAAGAAGCACGACGAGCAGGAGAGCATGAAGGGCCTGAAGAAGGGCGGCAAGGCAGAGCGCCCCGGCAAGTTCTACGGTGGTGGCCTTGGCATGGGTGGCGCAATGCCGGCCACGCCGAGCATGGGCGGACAGCAGGACGTTGCAGCGATCATGCGTGCCCTGCAGAACCCTGCCGGCCCGCTCCGCGGCATGCAGAACCCCGGCGCAATGATGAGGAAGTCTGGCGGTCGCACCAAGAAGGGCAAGACCAACGTCAACGTCATCATCAACACTGCGCCGCCGAAGGGTGCAGACATGCAGCCGCCTCCGGGCCAGCCGGGCGGTCAGCCGTCGCCAGTCATGCCTCCTCCGGGCGCTGGCGCAGGGCTTCCGCCGGGCATGGGCATGCCTCCGGGCGCTGGTGCTCCGCCGCCTCCGCCTCCGGGAGCCGGCCTCCCGCCGGGCCTGATGGGCGCGATGGGCCGCAAGCGCGGCGGTCGGACTGTGGTTAAGTCCGCCGCTGATTTGACCGCGGGCGCTGGTTCGGGTGAAGGACGTCTACAGAAGACCGCACTGCAGAAGGCAAAGCGGTAAGGCGTTTGTCCGGAGAGCGAGGACATGGCTCTCCGGCAGACAAGAGACGGTCAGCGTTCGCCCTCTCGCGCTGGCCGTCTCACTCTACCGAGGGGGCGTAAAGAGGGGGCTCTCTTTGCTTACATACCAGTCCTTCTTTGAGCACGAGCTTAAAAAGCTCATCCAAGAGGCCGTTGAAGCCCGCAAGGAGAACCTTGCGCTTGGCAACGGTACTGTTGATTTCGCTGCATACCGTAACCAAGTTGGGGTTGTAGCCGGTCTCAGGCTCGCTCTGGAGTTGTGCGACGAGGCGAACCGCGTGTGTGAGCAGAAAGAGCGTACCGGATAAGAGAGGAAGAGTATGTCGAAGATAGCAATGCTTCATGAAGCCGATCCCGCTGACGCCTTGCGCAGGGAAATTGGCGACATAAGCAAAATCGAGATGTTCAACACGCAGGTTTTGGTTGGAGTCTACATCCGCCCGGAGAAAACACGCGGCGGCATCCTGCTTGATACCAAGGAAGACCGCTTTCAGTCGAAGGTCGGCCTTGTTTTGGCCAAGGGGCACAGCGCCTTTGAAGAGAGTGACGGCAAATGGTTCGACGGGAAAGAGATAAACGTCGGCGATTGGCTGTTTTTCCGTCCGTCTGACGGCTGGAACATCACCATTAATGGGGTTTTGTGCCGAATTTTGGACGATATTTCGTTCCGCGGGCGCATTGCGCACCCAGATCAGGTCTGGTGAGGGAGAAAATAGATGGCTGATAGAGATGAACACGTCGACGTGCCGTTGGACGACGAAAAAGACGCTCCGTTGGAGGTCGTCGCCGACAAAAAGGACGAAAAAGTAGCACGATCAAGCAAGGATGACGTTGAAGTTGTTAAAGATGACGACGAAAGCGACATAATTGCCCCTGACGAAGGCATTCAGGAGCTTAAAAGCCGCCTTGAGGCCGAGCGTCAGGCTCGATTTGAGGCGGAAAAGCAGGCCAGAATTGCCCAGCAGTACGCTGTAAACGCAGCAAACGAAACGCAGGACACCAACTACCACTTGGTTGTCAATGCGATTGAGACTGTAAAGCGAAACAGCGAAATCCTGCGACACGGCTACAGCGAAGCGATGGCCGTCGGCGACTACGAGAAGGCCGCCGAGATACAGGAGGGCATGTCTGTCAATGCAAACCGGCTTATGGAGCTGGAACGCGGACGGCAGGCCATGGAAAACGCTCCCCGGCAGCAGTATGAGCCGCCGCCCATGGATCCGGTCGAAAGTCTCGCGTCGCAGTTGTCGCCGCGAAGCGCCGAATGGGTGCGTAAGAACCCGCAGTGCGCAACAAATCCACGTCTCTTTCAGAAAATGGTCGCCGCACACAATCTGGCGGTCGCCGACGGCTATTCGCCCGACACGGACGACTATTTCCACAAGATCGAAGACACAATGGGTATCGGCAAGCGCGTTACTGTCCAAGAAGACGATGACGAGCCAATGTCGGCAGCGGCAAAGCCCACGCAGAGGCGTTCTGCGCCCCCTGCAGCGCCTGTCAGCCGGTCTGGCAGCGGCGGCGGGTCTCGGCCCAATGTCGTGCGTCTGAGTCGGGAGGAGGCCGAGACGGCCAGAGACCTCGGCATGACAGAACAAGAGTACGCGAAGAACAAAATGTTGCTTCGCAAAGAAGGTCGCCTGAACTGAGGAGAGGGTTATGGTTAGTAAGTATCAGAAAGCAATTGAAGAGCAGCGGGCGGCATCAGCACCCGTAGTAGAGCGTGAAGAACCGGCTCGTCCGGCGGCAAAGGACATGGACCCCCGCGCCCGCGCAGCGGCCCGTGCCGCAGAACTAAAACAGCATCTGGGTGATCTGGATGAGGGGACGGACGAGTTTTATGTCCCCGCCAGTCTGGTGCCGGATGGTTGGACCTACGAGTGGAAGCGCCACAAGGTGTGGAACGAAGAGGATCCCGCCTACATCACGCAGCTCGCCCGCGAAGGCTGGGAGGCAGTGCCGCTCGACCGCGACAGGGATCACATGGCGATGATGCCGAAGGGCTGGGCCGGCAACACTATCGAGCGCAAGGGCATGGTGCTGATGGAGCGTCCGACGGAGATTTCCGAAGAGATCAGGTCCATTGAATTGCGCCGAGCACGCCAGCAGGTGCGGGTCAAAGAGGCCCAGCTCGCAGGGACGCCGGAAGGCACGCTGTCGCGAGATGATCCGCGTGTTGCTCCAAAAATCAAAAAGAGCTTTGACATGCCAATTCCAGAAGACCTGTAAGTCTTTGGAATTACAACAAAAAGGGCCGCAAATACGCGGCCCTTTACTTTTGCGTTATTAACCAATATCTTGTTAACAAGGTCTATGCCCCGCTCTCCCCCGGTGTGGAGAGTTAATCTTGAAAATAGCCGCTAGTCGCCCCGGTGCGCGATGATCGAGGCAATCCTTCAATAGGAGATACCGTAATGGCGAATAGCAATACGCCCTTCGGTTTTAGCCAAGCCAGTGGCACCGGCTCTGCTCCCACTTTCGAGCAGGTGTCGATGGTCATTGACAAGGACGACACGACCGCTGTGTTCAGCGGCGACCCCGTCGTTCCGCTGAATACCGGTTACATCGCACAGGCTTCGTCGAACTCTGTGCAGGTTGCAGGCATTTTTGTCGGCTGCCAGTACCTGTCCACCTCGCAGAAGCGTACCGTCTGGTCGAACTACTGGCCGGGTTCCGACGCCTCCGCGGACGTCACCGCTTACGTCGTAAACGATCCGAACGCCAAGTTCATCGTCCAGACCGACGCAACCGGCGCTGCCTTTGGCGACATCAACAGCAACGTTGGTTTTGCAATCGGCACTGGCACGGCGGCTAACGGCCTCTCTGGCGCTTATATCGACATGAGCACCAAAGCCACGACCAACACGCTGCCTTTCCGTATCGTTGACCTCGTCACGGCTCCTCCGGGCGCTCCGGGAACCGAGGCTGGCGCGTACAATCGTGTTGTTGTTGCCTTCAACAACGTCTCTACTAAGCAACTGCTTAGTGTCGGCTAAAAGGAGTAAGGACCAATGGCTGTAAATCTCAGTTCCATTAAAGACCTTCTCCTGCCCGGTCTCCGCGGCATTGAAGGCAAGTACGAGCAGATCCCGTCGCAGTACGACAAGATCTTCACGAAGCACGACTCGAAGATGGCTCTGGAACGCACCGCTGAAATGCGTTTCCTTGGCTACGCTCAGTTGAAGACTGAAGGCGGTCAGACGTCGTTTGATAACGGCGCTGGCGAGCGTTTCATCTACAATCAGGAGCACGTCGAGATCGGTCTGGGCTACGCGATCACTCGCAAGGCCATTGACGACAACCTGTACAAGAGCCAGTTCGCTCCGTCGAACCTCGGCCTGATGGAGTCCTTCCAGCAGACCAAGGAAATCTACGGCGCAAACGTGCTGAACACCTCCACGACGTACAATGCGTCTATCGGCGGTGACGGCAAGGCTCTGGTTGCTGCAGATCACCCGATTGATGGTGGTTCGGTGTCGAACTACACCACCAACGACCTGAACGAAGCTACGCTGCTGAACGGCATGATTGCCATTCGTACTAACTTCCGCGATCAGGCCGGTCTGAAGGTGTTCGCTCGTGGTCGTCGTCTGGTTGTCCCGCCGGCTCTTGAGCCGGTTGCAATCCGCCTTACGAAGACGGAGCTGCGTCCGGGTACTGCCGACAACGACGTCAACGCGATCATGTCGACCGCAGGTGGTCTGCCGGAAGGTTATATGGTCAACGACTATCTGACCAACGCCCGCGCATGGTTCCTGCTGACGAACATTGATGGTCTCTCCTACATGGAGCGCATCAAGTTTGAAACAGATATGCAAGTCGACTTCACTACAGACAATTTGCTAGTGAAGGGCTACGAGCGTTACTCGTTTGGCTACTACAACTGGCGTGCCATCTACGGCGCGATCCCGACCTAATCGGTCAACGGGGCGGGGCTTCGGTCCCGCCTCTTTATTCTAGGTGTCATAGATCACGCAGACCGGCCTAGCGGACGCTGCACAGACTGTGTGATCGTATCGTGCAGGAGGTTCCTATGGGAACGACTACTTTCACTGGTCCTATCAAGGCTGGTGACATCCTCAATACCTCGGGCTCTACCGTTGGTACTGACGTTGCCAACGTCGGCTATGTTGTTATGGCCCAGACTAGCGCTGTTAGTCAGGCCAGTTCTGCTACTACTATTGTTATTCCGGCAGGAAGTCAGATCCTTGAGATTGATCTGAATGTTATTACTGCATGGAATGGTGCTGCCACGACTCTCGGCATCGGTACAACTGCCTCTGCTACGGCTTTGACTGCTGCGGCTGCTGTTGACGGTGCCGCAATTGGTATCGTTGCGGCGGTTCCGGGTACTGATGCTACTCGTGCAGGTAATTGGGTTAATGTTGGGACTACTGACGTTAAGATAGTAGTAACTTCAACCAATACTGGTGACGGAGATGGTTGGCTGACCGTCCGTTATATTCAGGCTATCGCAAACGTCTAATCGGACCATAGGAGGTTCACATGAAGGGTAAGGCTCCAAAGAAGGGTGCAATGCACCATACAGCATATGCCGGTGGCGACAGCGATGTTGCTAAGGAAGCAATGCAGCCAACTAACGGGTTCAAGCGCGGTGGTAAGACAGGCATGAAGGCTGAAGGCGTAATGTCCACGGCTCATGCTGGTCGTAAGCCGCGTAAGAGCGGTGGCGGTGTGTTCTCGTCTGCTGCGGCAGGCACGCCCCGCGGCAAGGCCTCTCATTACTAAGCCGTACTCCCCCTCCCACGGCACGGTAAAAGAGCAGCGGGGGCCTTAGTGCCCCCGTATTGCGAAGGAGGATGGAATGGCTAAATCGCCTGCTTGGCAGCGTTCGGAAGGCAAGAACCCGGAAGGTGGCTTGAATGCCGCTGGCCGAGCCTCTGCACGTTCTGAAGGTCATAATCTGAAACCGCCGGTATCTCGTGAGCAAGCACAGAAAAGTGATGCTGACGCAGCCCGGAGGAAGTCATTTTGTGAGCGTATGACTGGCATGAAGCGTAAATTGACCGGCTCTGCCAAAGCTGCTGACCCGGATAGCCGTATCAATAAATCTCTTAGAAAGTGGGATTGTTAGATGGCTGACAAACCTTTTTGGGAGAAAGATGCTCCAAAAGATGCTAAAGTAAAGCATCTGAATAAGCAGCAGGTGAAGTCTGCTAAAGCCAAAGCCCGTGCGGCAGGTAGGCCCTATCCCAATCTCGTGGATAATGTGGCCGCTGCTAGGGCGAAAGGGAAATAGCTATGATTGCTGAACCTATTACAGTCTCTCAGACAAATGCTGGAACCAGCGGTGTTGTGGCGGTCAGCTTCATGACCAATCCCTTCAATGTTGGTCTTGGTGCTGTTGTTACCGGATCTCCGGTCTTTACAGTCCAGTACACATTTGATGATCCCATG